TCAAGAAGCCAAAGCATTGGCTGACAAAGTTAAAGCAATGAAGTCCGACATCGCCAACAAATACGGAGAAGGAAAACACGCTGGTGAGTTGCATAGCGTTGAAGTCAAGTTGGTTCAAGTATCCGGCACAGTTGACTACGCCGCCCTTTGCGTTGAGTACGGTATCACTGAAGAGACTCTCAACAAGTTCCGAAAAGAAGGTCGTGCTGACATTCGTGTTTCACCTAAGAAATAAGGAGAACAACCATGTACGGTTCACTAATCAATCGCTTACAAGAACGCATGGTTGTAGGGGCTCCGGCCCCAACAATCGGAATGGGCGTCACAATGACTTCTTACTCTGATCGCCATGCTGGCACCATCATTAAAGTTGAGAAGGTAGGTAAAGGCACTTTGATTCACGTCCAGCAGGACAACGTCAAGCGTCTTGATAACAATGGCATGTCTGAGAGTCAAGACTATGAGTTCTCGCCAAATCCTAACGGCCCTATCTACTACTACAAACAAAAAGAACCTAACACTCGCTGGGTTCAGATGTACATCAACCCTGAGACTGGAAGATTTAACAAGACTGATGCCGGGGGTTTATTTGTAGGTGAGCGTGACGAGTATTACGACTATTCTTTTTAAGGAGGCAGTATGCATAAAGACAATCAACATGTTTGGACAGCCGCAGGTACAGATATCACTATTCGCTGGCGTGCCTTAGGTTATGTGCCGCCAAGCGAACTCAAAGAGTATCAGGACAAGTGGAAGTACTACCAAGAGCTCCCACTGCGTAAGCTGGACGATTTAGGCCGTAAACAGTATGAAGAGGTATTGCGTCGTGCCAAAGTTGCGAGGATCAAATGAAACCACATCCACACAAACATTTAATAATTGCTTGGGCCAATGGCGCAAAAATACAAAGATGGGCACACATAGACTCATGCTGGAAAGATTTATCGGCGCACCCAGTATGGGATGAGAATCAAATATATCGACTCAAGCCTGAGCCAAAAGACGATATTGTCAAGTTCATCAATGTACGTCTTCAATACAAAGATACTGGCATATGCAGGTGGGATTCATGCGATGAGCAATATGCCAATCTTAAATTGGTATTTGATGGCGATACAGGTGAAATTAAATTAGCAGAGGTTTTAAAGTAATGTGGAAATCTAAATACAACTCAGCATTTGAAGAAGAGAAAAAGACTTTGGAAGAAAGGATTAAAAAGCTGGAATCCAAAGTATGTGTTCTTGAATATGCGACAAGGATAGTTATCCCTCAAGATCCTAGCTTCTATCGTGGCCCATATCATGAATGGCCTGCAGTATCAGTTAGCAGAGCCATTGAAATGATCTTGGAGCACTTGGATCTTGTTTTGGAAGACATTCCTGCGACTCAGCCACGCACAATTCTTAAAAAGAAAGAAACAGTAGTTGTAGGAACAATACCAAGCGACGAGGAAAAATATGAAGTCCAATAAAAAAAATATTAGTAACGATTCATTGGAAAGGTTGGTATTGGCTTTAATGCAATGCACTGATGAAGATGGATTCTTGCTAAACATTAGCCCAGCAATGGCTTTTCAAGATTGGCTGATAAAGTTATATCCGAAACCAATACAAGATATGTGGTCAAGGCAACATTCAGTAGAAATACCAGAAAAGGAAAGAAATGAAGGCTCGTAAACATCGTGGTGGCTTTGCAGAAAGCATGGCAACAATGAAGGAGATCCCGGCAACGCTAGATGCTGTGTCGGAATACTTTGGAATCCCAAAAGAAAAGATTAAGCTCGAGAAGGGCCGCACGTTTGATGATCGTACTGGCTGGGAGTCTGAGTACTGGTATGTGGAAACAGAACATGGAGTTTATGGAATGATTAGCGAGGAAGCGAAATGAACAACAAAAAAGAGATGAGCCAGTTGCAACGTCAACTGTTGAGCGGCGGCGGAGCTGTAACCCTATTTACCCAGCAGGAGTTCGATGACGCATTGGACGAGGCCAAGGGCGAGATTATGCTGATCGCTATGCAGACAGCCAAACAGGCAGTAGAGCTCGAGCGTGAAGAGTGCGCCAAAGTTGCAGAAGCAATGGAGCGTGAACGCTTCAACAACGTAGGCGATCCTAGAATCCCTGAATTCAAATCCTACATTGCAGAGGCTATTCGTACTCGCTTAGACAAGAAGGAGGCCCAAAATGGGGGGATTCTCACGTCGAATTAATCCAGTAGCACGCATTCGAGAGCAGATCGATGTATCTGAAAAGGTTGAACGCTTAGGCATGAGCATTCCATTGGAATTCAAGAATGAAGAGCTGGAAGACTTGGCAATCTTTGCAAAATGCTACGTATTCAGCGGTCAACGTCTGAATGAGTTCGTGGATGAGATAGTCAAAACGGCCTACGAAGAGACTTTCAACCTATTAAAGCGACGTATGAGCGTCGAAGAGGAGAGCTGGAGTGAAAACAAAAATTGAGAAGGATGTCGAGGCTGTGGCTGAAATCTTGCAAAGGATTGACCCAGTCATGTACAGATACGTCAGCAAGCTCTTAAAAGCCCATGGAAGCGACGTAACCCTGAGCGTGTCTGCCAACATCGCCACGACCCTCGTATGCTTCTCTGTGCTCATTGTGGAGCGTAGTGGGGCCGATGTGGACGCATTCATGTCCGTATTGCTCAAAGAGGTCAAAAACAAGTACGACATGGCCCATGCCGGGGTAGAAACCCATGATCTCTTGCAAAAGATCATGAAGGGCAATCCCGGTAGCAATACGACTTGCAAGCCGTTGCATTAAATATTTGACAAGGGAATCTAACTTCGTGTTAGAATCTAATCACTGCAATAAAGCAGGTTTATAACTAGGAGTTAGAGATGACTGAAGAATTCAAAACGATGGCAGAAGTAGTCCAAGGTGTATTCAGGAACACCAAGCCTTTGATGGCTTATTGTGACTACATCGCTCACCTGATCCAAAGCAGTTTGAAGGTGGAAGACACCAACGAGCAGAGTCTGCTTTCTAGCGTAGGCCACGCCAAGATGGATTTGAACGCCAATGGCTCATTCGTTTCAACCAAGAAAACCATTGATGTGGAAGACCGTTTCGGCAAGAAGTACCGCATCACAGTGGAGGAGATCAAATAATGAATGAAGAAACACTTTTGGAAAAGATCATCATTTCGGTCTTATTTGTAAGCAGTGTAGTCGGACTACTCTTTATGCCCGACATCACATCACTTTGGAGATAACCATGGCAGTAGCTAAGAAAGCAGTTGCGGCAAAGAAAACAGCCGTTAAAAAGGCACCAGCACCACTCAAGAACCCAGCAGTTCCTAAAGAGGAGTTGTTCGCAATGCCTCAGCAGGTAAAAGACTGGATTGAGCGTGCAGGCTCCATCATGAAGCACCAAGAGGGCAAGATCCAATCCATGGAAACTGAGCTCAAAGAGCTTCGTGCGTACAAAAAATGGGCGACAGCTCGCATCACGGAGAGTGACTATGGATCAAGAGCTTAACGTCCAAGAGGTGCCACAAATGCCAAGCCACAATATCTGCTTTTACAAGGATGACAAGCAAATGGGAATCTTGGACTTCAATGGCCCTAAGATGACCTTTGACGGGGACATGGAAGAGTCTGCAAAGCTTTTCCTGCAATTCTTAGTCCAATCGTTTAATGAGCGTTTAATCCAAGAGCGTGACACAGAGCGTAAAGAGCTCGAGCTGGAGCTGTTGAAACTCAAAGGCAAAGCAATTGGCGCAGATGGATATATGCAAGGCCGCTGGGATCTGATTGGCGAGATGCAAGACATCATCTTGGCCCGGCTGGGCAAATAACTTTCAATGGGGAAGGGCTGACACTATTCGGCACAGGCCATACGAGGCGACATGTATACAAAAAGACTGTCCTTCCCCACCCTTTTATAGATAAACCATGACACCTTTTGAAATATCAGTAGCACTTCACTACGCCACATGCCTAGGAGACTTCAGAGACGGAGACTTCTCTGCCCCTATATTCGAGACTCTTATTCCAGAGTTCCTGAGTGCTGGATTGCTGGACTATGAGAGATCATCAGATGCAATATACAAGGGAACCCCGAAGCTCAAAGCCTATGTGGACAAGCTTCAATCCATTCCCCTGCCAACTGTGAAGTACGTTTTTGAGGATGACGCACCATGGTAAGAAAAGAACCGATCGCATGGATAGCATTTGATTCACCAACTGAAGTCTACTTCAATGCATGTCGGGAAAAGTTGCCTTACAGACTCTATGAGAGTGCTATGGCTCTTTATGCTCAAGACTATGTGCTTGATTTAGAGATACAAATCAAACTTAAAGAAAAAACAATTGATGATTTGTTGGCACAAAATGAGGCGTTGAAAAACGAATTAAAGCTAATTGATGAATTGGTAGCTGGAAAGGAACAAAAGAAATGAGCGAAATAGTCATCATTCACTGCGACAAGTGCAACTCCCCTGAAGTAATCCATGAACCAGTATTAGCACCTCCAACCGAAGTGCACAAAACCATGTCTGAGGTAAAACAGCATGGCAGATACTCAAATACCAGCCATTCCGTTTATTACTTCACAACCTACCGCATGGTTTGCAAAGAATGCGGACATATAGAAAAATACCAGCAATGATCGATATTCCACAAATTTTAATTATTGCAATTTGCATATTAGGATTAATCATGGGTTCGATGTCTTTGTACTTAATAATGAAATTTCTAGAAAAATGAACAATATCCCACATATCGTAGACACAGGAGCCAGCGTCCCAAATGGTGATGGCGTGAGCCTGAATAGCATGGCTCATCCAATCAATCCTGATTCGCTGGAGACTATTGAAATAGAAATCCCCGAAGAGCCAAATACCAATATCTCCGACACCATGATCATGACCTCAACTGACGCCCTTCTCTATGGCTGTGGATTTGTCAGAATCACAAACCATCCTAATGGAATGACAGTGAGCAGAATCACTAAGGATCAATGGCTTGAGACCGCAGATCAACTGAAATGGATGGCGGAACAGAAATGGGTAGACAATGCCAAACCTTAGAGAGATCGATTTGGAAGAAGCTATCAATCAGATGGCTGGAATGGTTAAGAGAAATCCCATCAACATTAGGCCAAAAGTATTGCTGGTTTATCCACCGTACATTAACAAAGCACTTTTGATCCTAGGATTAATCAAACACCCAGTAAAAAAGGTAAGCGGCCTGCGCAAAAGAAAACGGGCACTTTACTGGAGAACTACCCGAAAACACTAATTTCATATTACACTTCATCCTATATGCACTGAAACGAATGTGTGAAAAGGATATAGAGATGACAGCAGTAAAGAAATCTAAAGGAGGAAGACCCTCAGTCTTCTCTCAAGAGGTAGCAGACAAGATCTGTGAACGCCTCTCACATGGGGAATCATTACGTTCAATAATCAAAGATGATGGGATGCCAGCACAGTCGACTGTGTATGAGTGGTTGTTCAAGAACAAGACGTTTGCGGAGCAATACGCACGTGCACGTGAGGAACAAGCCGACTCCTTGGCTGATGAGATCATCGCAATCGCTGATGAACAGCCCGAAGTCATCGAAGTACGGGATAAGGATGGGAACATCATTGACCATAAGCTGGACTCAGCCTTCTTAGCGTGGCAAAAGAATCGTATTGATGCCCGTAAGTGGACGGCAATGAAGCTCAAGCCTAAGAAGTACGGTGACAAGCTTGTCCATGCTGGCGATGACGATAACCCTGTAGTCGTGGAGAACAACCTCAACGTATTCGGGGAGTTGCTCAAATCGATGAAGATGGCGAGACAAGCAGAATGAACGATTCAACTGAAAGCTGGGAAGCCATTCAAAAACGCTTAAGGGAATTAGGCTTGCTATGAGTGTCGTTCAATCGATACTTAATGATGAACAGGGCCTAACAGAGGAATATCTCAAGCTCACCCCTATTGCTCAGGCGGTAGTCAATTGGCAATTCAAGTGGTACAAACAAGCGCATAAGCATCAGATTGAGCCTGCTGGCGACTGGTGGAACATATGGCTCATGCTCGCTGGGCGTGGTGCTGGTAAGACTAGAGCGGCGGCAGAGACATTGGCAGGCTGGGCATGGGAAGAGCCCAATACACGCTGGTTAGTGTCCGCTCCTACATCAGGAGACTTAAAGGGCACCTGCTTTGAAGGCGACTCCGGCCTACTGTCTGTCATTCCCAAAGAACTCATACTCAAGTACAACTCATCCCTGCATGAGATCCATTTAGTCAATGGGTCATTCATTAAGGGCATTCCGGCCTCAGAACCTGAGCGTTTCCGTGGCCCACAGTTCCATGGAGGTTGGCTAGACGAGCTGGCGGCATGGGAATACCTCCAAGACTCATGGGACATGATCCAGTTCGGTATCCGTCTCGGTCAAAGAACTAAGCTCATCTGCTCGACTACACCAAAGCCTAAGCCAGTTGTCATGGACTTACTGGGGCGTGAAGGAGATGACGTCGTAGTCACAAGGGCCTCGACCTATGTGAACGTAGCCAACCTCGCCCCATCCTTTCAGAAGCAGATCCTTCAGTACGAGGGCACGAACTTAGGACGCCAAGAGATCCACGCAGAGATCATCGACCCTGAAGAAGGAGGCATCGTCAAGCGTGACTGGTTCCGACTATGGCCCAACAATAAGCCATTCCCCAAGCTGGAGTACATCATCCAGTCCTATGACTGCGCTACATCCGATAAGACTTACAACGATCCGACAGGCTCGATCACCATGGCAGTCTTCAAGCCAATGGATGGCGGTATGAGCGTGCTGATCCTAGACTGCTGGCAAGAGCACCTCCAATACCCTGACCTCAGGCCAAAGGTGCTGGACGAGTACGAAGTCGTCTATGGGGAAGGCAAAGACAGAAAGCTGGTAGACCTCGTCCTAGTCGAGGACAAGTCAGCCGGGATATCCCTGATCCAAGACTTACAGCGTGCCCACCTGCCTGTTCACGCATATAACCCCGGCAGAGCTGACAAAGTCCAACGCCTATCGATCGTGGCGAACATCATCAAGGCCGGACGAGTATGGGTTCCTGAATCAGGGAACCGCAAGGGATTCGTCAGGGATTGGGCCGAAGGAATGGTAAGTCAGATCTGCTCCTTCCCTGAGGGAACTGAGCACGATGAGTTCGTGGACTGCATCAGCCAAGGACTACGGTACTTACGGGACGCAGGATGGATCAGCATCGACGCCCCACCAAGAGAAGAGATCGAAGCCGAAGATATCTCAGACGCAGAGATCTACAATAAACGCCAAAGGACTAATCCGTATGCGGCATAGGTGTAGTCGGACTACACTTTCAATCTAAAGGGAGGAGGGAATGAGCAATGAAGACTACATGTATATTGAACAGACCGAGCGTGCTTACGTCAAAGTCGTCAACCTCGATGGCGTCAAAACCACCGTCAGTGCCAACCGTTTCGAGATCTGTGTGCAGGCTAACACAGAGATATGGGAGCAACTTGCCGTCCAACATCTCCGAGATTGGATCAAGTGGCGTAAAGAGCAAGAGGAGTTGCGAGAGTCTAGGCGTGTGTCAGGCTGATGGTCGTTGCCCAAATTGTCCGCCCATAGCATAATTACACCAATCAAACAAAACTGGATCTGATCGTGCAAGATAAAGTCCCTCCACACATCCGTGCTCAATTAGAGGAGTTCAAGCGTAAAGCCACGCACAATGAAGCTCTGAGCAAGGAATACCGGGACAAATACGATCGAGTCCACACGCCCAATCAGCCAACCTATGAAGAATGGCTGAAGATGGAAGGCAAGCAACGCATGGCTGACGGTGGCACCGCAAACCTGAGAAAGCACGTCCTAAACAGCGAAGGCACTTATGGCCTACAACGCATGGAACGTGCGTTTGATGAAGTGCCCAACCTAGAAAACATGTATGACGAGCACGCCCTACGTCGTGCCTTTACAGGTGACGGCAACAATACTAATCTCTTGGCTACGATTGACCCAGCCGACTTTGAGAAGTACGCCGCTATCCTCAATGACCGTAAGCACAGAGAACCGACACCCAGTCTAGAAGACAAAGTAAAAAGGCATGAAGTACGCAAGACGGATATGTCAACCGATGACTATCTGAGGTACCTTGCTAGTATTGGTAAGCTTAGTGACGTGCCCTACTTACATCTACATTCAGATGAGACTGGCATCCCATTGACACCAATGATCACTGGGCACGAAGGCCGACATCGCAACAGAGCTCTAGCTAAACAAGGCGTTAAGAAGAATCTGATTCAAATATTTAACAAGGGTGCATTGCGTGAAGAATTGCCTAGACGTGATCGTCAGGAATACGTT